CGAGCGGGTTCACCCATGTCATGCCGTTCTCCCGTCTGGTGAGATCGAGAAGTGATTGCCATCGGGTCGGGTGGTGAAGTCGCCGCCCCATCGGTACATCGGGCCGAGCGACTTCCACCATGCGCCAATGTCGCCGAGCTTTGACCCATCGCTGATGTACCGGCCCGCCTTGAAAAAGTTCAGATCGAGCGCGAGCCGTTGTATGTGCAAGCTGTTCCGGATCCCGGTGCCGTGGAGTTCATCGAGCGCCGCCTGCTCCGGGGTTCGGTACGCCTCGCCGAGCGTGACGCCGTAGCCGAGCTGCGCCGCCTGCAACAGCAGCAGCGCGACCGACTGCGCGAATTCCTCCTGTAGCGCGCTCACTTCAGTGCTGAAGTCGGGATGTGAGGGAGCAGCGCCAGCACGAATTGCAGCGCCATGACGACGCCGATGCCGACGTACACGAGTTTGCTCAAGCCGCGCACCTGCCCATCGAACGCAATCCGGTCCCGGTCGTAGATCGCATTTGAGACGAGGCCGGTCTGCTGGACGCGCAGCAGCTCGTGCGCGAGCGTGATGTCTACGAGGCGGCGTTCGGTGTAGGCCGCTTGCAGCGCAAGCGCACGCTGGTCGCTCGCGCGTCGCTCCAGCGCGAGTTCGCCGATGGAGCGGATGTCGTTCTGCAGAACAGCGATTGCGTTTTCCATCGCCATTCCCTTGATGGTCGTCACGGGCGGCAGAATCGGCACGGTTGCGTCCATGAGATCGTTCATGTCGGCTCCTTCTCGTTGAACATCGCGCGCAGCGCAGCAATCTCATTCTCCAAATCCTGCAGACGTTCTCTGGCCCCTTCGTGCCCTAGCACCATCTCGCGGATCATTCGATGCTGGCGCGCTTCGGCCGCATCAATCAGAAACTTCGATTGAGCGTGCCGCCATTTGCCCGTGTCTGTCGCCCACGTCAGGTTGTCGGCTGCTGTAGTGTGGTCAGTCATTGGGCGCCTCAGAGGTTGTCGTCCCATCCGTAGCAGCGAAGCTGGTCGGCTGCGTTGTCGGTCGCGTAGTAGATAAAGTTCACACCCCACATCGCGATCTCCACGGGGGTCGCTGAGTAGGCTGTCCCATTGCTTGTGAACGGCGGCGGGTTCGTCGTGCTGGTGTAGCCGCCGTAATAGTTGGATTCCGCAAGGATCGTGTGCCCGCTACATATAGCGATCAGTTCAACCGACCGCGCCGTGCTTGGAATGACCGAAGCAAGGGACGTGGCTACCCACGTTGGCGTCGATGCGTTCCCGATCACACCCGAGCAGATTTGCGGTAGCGCAGTCAAGTTGCTCGCTGAATTGACGATGTACCGGGCCTTCGATCCGGTCCATCGCATTCCAAGTGGGTACTTGTTTGCGGTCGCGTCTGTGCGTAACCAGCCAATTCTGGCCGAGTGTGTGTATCCCGATGGCAGCGTTGGTGTTGACGCACTAAGTGACGCAAGCGTCGCGACGGTCGTGCCGTTCCAGATCACCCACACCGAATACCAAGTCGAAGCGGCTACTGCCGTGGCAGAGTCCTGACCGTTCGCACCAACTGCTGCGGTATTAAGGGAGCAGGAGACGTTTCGCACGGTGACGTAATTGTGGGATGCGTCCTCCAGCGATATCTCGTCGCATTGCACAGAAATCGAAGGAGAAGTCCCACCTGCCGTCAATACCAACTTGGTCGCCCCGCCCCGCACCTGCCCGCCGGTCGAGCCGGTCACATAGCCCGCGTCATTCGTGAATGCCGACACCACGGTCGGACGGCCGGAGATCGAAGTCCATACGAGACTCGCCGCAGTGAGCGCGTCCGAGATCGCGTAACCGGCGACCGTCGTCGGCTTCGATGTGATCCCCGACCACGGCACGGCCGATGCGGTCGCGGCGTTGCCGCTGATGCTGATCGCATAGACGGCAGCGAGGTCGCCCCACGCGGCTCCGCTCCACAGTTGCCACTTGGCGAGCGAGGCGTTCCATCGCTGCGTCCCAGTCGGCTGGTTCGTCAGCGTCACGATGATGGGTTCGTTGCCTACGGCAAGATCGTTCAGGCGCGCGTTGAAGTAGCCCGTGTAGTCGGCATACGGGTCCGTGTTTATAGGGTGGGACCAGTCAGACATATCAGTATCCTTTCGCGGCCCAGTTGACGGTTGCGTTCACGCGCGCACCAGCGGAGTCAAAGACCATCACTTGGAATGTGGTCGGGTTCGGCGCACCGTCGAATATGAAGATCGGAGTGAGGCTCGCAGCGCCGCCGCTCGCCGCCTGCCCCGCCGTCAGAGTGATGGAAGTGATGGCGACGAACGGCATGTTGAAGGTCACATTGGTGCCCGCAGTATCGGCAGCGAGAGCCGCGATGGAACCTCCATCATTCTTGATCTTTGCGTCGAGCCGAACCGACAGGTCTGAGATGCGAGCAAGATCGAGCCCGAGATCGCTGTTCGCAGAGAGCCGGATTTTCAGGTAGGCGAAGTTCGTCGCGTATGCGGAGGTGGTATCCGACAACGTGTGCCACCCGGTTTCACCGTCCGACCACGAGATCGAACACCGCACCGCGGGGGTGCCGATATCTATCTCCGCCCACGACACCGTGACCTTCATTGCGGCGAGCATTGCGCCGATGACGATGTATTCCTCATACCAGCCGCTGTGGTCTCCGCTGCTGTCCGCAGGCTGGATGAAGATCGGGAAGCCAGCGGCAATCTGCGCGTCGGCATTGGCCCACGAATTCGTGTCGAAGTGGTCGGCGTAACTCATCGTGGTATCGACCGGCATCACCAGCCTTCCATCGACATCTATGATCGCCATTGCCTTTGTGCCAGCGAACGTCGATGCGATCACCCCGTGCAACACATAGTCGGGTGGTTGGTTGACGACCGTTGTTACGCTACCCGGCGTGCCGTAGTTGCCAGCAATGTCGATGCCGACGACCCAATAGGTGTAGGTGCCAGCGGTCGTTTCAAACACCGAGGTGAACAGTCCCGACTTCGTCCCGATCACATGCGCGTCAACGAACATCGCGCCACGGCGAATCTCGTATGTCGCTATCGGCTGGGTTGCCGCAGCGATAGTCCATGACAGCAGGACGTTGTTATCGACCACCTGCTGGAACACTGTTGGCGCGCTCGGCGCGCTGACCGTCATGGTTACGGAGCAGGCAGCCATCGAGTAGATGCCCGTCTTGTTCAGGGCCTTGACCCACCACGTCCACGATCCCGCTCCCTGCGGCGGGACCGCATACGAGGTTGACCGGCTACGCCCGAGATATTCCGCGGTATCCCACGTATCGCCCTGCCGCACTTCGTACTCGGACAAGTCCGGCGCGCTGACCGCGTTCCACGCAATCTGAATTCCGGCCAGCGTCGGACCTGCAGCAACGCCAGTCACATCCTGCGGTGCGCCGATGGGCCCGCCGATGGTGAACGCGTACGCCACCGTGTCGCTGATGTCATCGACCCCGCCGCCCCACGTATTGAAGCTCTGCAGCTTGAGGTAGACGGTCTTGCCGATGAGGGCGGGATCGTATGCGTACTTGAACAGACCGGCGTCGAGCCTTGCGAACGATGCGCCGCTCGCGTGCGCCTTATTGGGGGTGCCGTAGATCCCGCGACGGGTGTAGGTCTGGAGCGTGTACCTGCTAAGGGCCGTGAGTGTCGCGGTCGAGTACGCGATCAGCTCGCCGTCCACCCAGCACAGCGTATTCGCATTGTCGGCATCTGCCGTGCTGCCGGTCGCGAGCCCAGCGCCCGAGATCATCAAATCGACCGGGAAGCTGTGGGATACGTCCGGATCCGTACCGGCTGCAACCGAGGCGGTCAGCGAGCCGTAGCGAGCGGGACCGACGATGGTGCCGACTTGCTTGTAGGTCGCGCCGTCGAGCGAGAGCCACACGAGCGCCCCGCCCCACGGATTGCCGTCGATCCCTGCCGCTGCGATCCATACCTCGTAGCCGGTCTGCGTCATGCGCCCGGCCGCATCGAAGATGACGGGCACTGCGACCAGACCAGCGGCAATGTTGTAGTTGCCGACAAAGCCGCCGACATCCTGCTCGTTGTAGACCGCGTGCGAGGTGACGTTGCCGACCACGTCCTCGGCTTCCATGTCGAGCGTGCCGGAGTCGTTCTCCGTAATCGAGGTGATCCGGACAATCTGGTTCTGCAGCCCGCTCTCGGTCGCCTCGGTCAGCGTCACAAGATCCATCGGGTCTAGCAGGATGTACCGATAGTTGACCGTGAACTTGTAGGTGTTGCGAATGTAGACCGAGCGCTGCAGCAGCAACTGGGCCGTTGCCCGCGCGACAAGTGCATCGCAGATCTCCGGGGCGCTAACCATTGGCGCAGGCTGTAATCCGTATGTCTCGATGTGCGCCTGATCCTTCGCCTCCGAAATTGAATCGGCGTAATCCAACAGACGGTTGCTGTACTGAACCTGAATCGCATTGAACGCCGTGATGGGCGTCGGTCGCTGCACCAGCACCGGATCGGTGGAGCCGTTATCGAGAAAATCATCGTCGGTGAGTGAGTAGCGCGGAACGGCGAGAGCGCCGGGCGAGTAGGTGCGCGCGCCGAGCGCGGTGTACCCTTCCGCGAGTGTCACGCCGGGGCCGCCCGTGACTTCATCGAGGCCGTATGGCACGAGCGTCAGCACGCCCCCGGACCACACCCACTGGCAATTCGTCAGCATCGCGAGCTGCGTGAGCATGTCCGCGGCTGGCGTCTGCTCGGTGTAGACCGGCGACAGCCACAAGCCGACGGCCCATAGATAGTTGCCAGTCCCGTCGATGACCCGCTCGGCCGGAAAGTTCGCACCGAATACTGGATTGGTCAGCAAGTCCTTGGCGATGAAAAACGGGTTGGCGTCATAGATGCCAGTGGCATCTGCGTTTGCGCCGAGGCCGATCACCTCGTACAGGGCTTGCGTCATCGAGGGGCTGTCGCCCAAGTCGTAGGCGCTGGACGCGACGTTCGCAAGGTACGGGTACGGCAGCGCCTCGCCCGGGTGCTTGGTCGTCACGTAGGGAAACGCGATCTGCGTGGCAGTGCCGAGCGCTATCGTCAGGTTCAACTGAGACGGCGTGAACTTCGACTGGTTCTGATAGATCGTGCGGATGCCGCTATAACTGTGGGTCGTGGAGCCATAGCCATCCCGATCACCACGGCCGCCGTAGTTCCACTGCTTCTGGTTCCGTTCACTGAAAGCGCCCAGCGGGCCCTCGCACAACCCGAGGATGGCAGCGGCCTTGTAGGTGTAGCCCGTGACCTGACCGCCGCCACCGCCGCCCTTGCCTGCCTGCTGGGATTCAACCGGGGTGCTCTTGAAGTCGGAATACCAGATCAGGTTTCCAGCAAGTCGGTTGGTGCCGTAGCAGATCGGAATCGCACGTCCGTAATTCGACGTTTGGATCTGCATACTCGCCGCCGCCGGGGCGACGTTGCTGACTGATTCCCCGCCACCCACGTCAGACTCCCTTGACGCGGTAGAAGCCCGCCACGCGGTGCTCGATGGGCGAGCCCTCGACGTTGGTGATGCACACGCATCCCTCGTCCTTGTAGGCGTGGACGATCAGCGGCCACTCGATGACGATGGCTCCGTGCGCCGCGTGTCGGCCGAACTTGAACATGACGACATCCGCAGGCTGCGGCACATCGACGCGCTCGGCCTTGGACAGCACCATCTTGACGAACCGCGGCTCGTCGTGATGCTGGAACCAATCAGCCGGGTAGTATTCGGTGTCGAAGTCTTCGATCAGACCGGCCGCCGCGTACACGGCAACGAGGAATTGAGCGCAGTCCACCCCCGCGCCCTTGACGCGCGCGAGGTGGTGCCACGGCGTGCCAATCCACGAGCGCGCCTCGGCGATCACCTTGTCGGACATCTCAGACATTGACGACGCTCGTTATGGACGGGATATAGGGCTGGCCACGGAAGTGGGCGAGGTTCGAGAACTTGACCTTGCAGGTGTTCTGCGACTTGTCGCAACCCGGGCGCGCGGTGAACGCATCGCCGAGGCCCGGCACGTACGGGAATGGCGACATGACCGAAATAGAACCGAGCATGTAGGCGCGGACAGTGCGCGTGAGTCCGGCATTCGGGCCTGAGGTGAATCTCACGATCCCCTGATCGAACCATCCCTTCGCGTTCCCAAGCGCGACGCTCAGCGTGCTCGCCGTGGATGCCGCGACTATCACCCCCGTCACCTCCCACGTTGCTTTAACGAGCGCGCATTGCGCGTCGTATACGGTATTGATGCAGCCGGGCTGGTAGAAGTTGCGCGGTAGCTGCGTCTGCAGTCGCTGCAACAATGAATTGACGCGCACCGTCGCGCTGGTGCGTCCGGCCTCGATGTCACCGATGTCACCAAGGAACAGGATCACATCGCCGACGCCCGTCGCGTTGACCGGCACGCCCGGCGCTGTGAAAAAGATTCGATTGAGCAGGACGCTCGCGCCATCGAACATTCCGCCGCGCAGCGCCGCGAGGAACGGCACACCATTCACCAGCAACAAGGTCGACGCTGACATCTGCAAATCGAGCGTGTCTACCTCGACGCCAACAACGGAGCGGGCCTGTGAACGCACAATGATCGGGCCTGCGGCTGACCAGACGTTCCCGCCGAGCGTGAAGTCCGCCTGCGCGCTCGTCCATCGCAGGACCGTCCCGTCAATGAGCGTGAACGTGTACGCGTCCGCCATCATGAACTCGCTCGGAAAGGTCGCGAGGTAGTCGCTGATGGATGTTGCTACGACTTTCACAGCACGTTCTGCAGGGAGCCGCGCATGAGCACCTTCTTCACTTCCCAGAACCCGGACATGATCCCTGTGAATTCAAGCGTGTCGTCGACGAAGCGGCAGCGATAGTAGTAGGCCCCGCTCCACGTCAACAGCGCGTCAATGGCAGGCGCGGATGCGAAGGTGACGACACCCGTGGCACTCACCGTGTAGTCAGTGGTCACGGTCTTGAGCACGCCGCCGACGTAGATCAGCGGCGCGCCATTGAGGTTCATCACGGGCTCAACGCCCGAAAAGCCACCCGCCCCAAACGCGCGAGTCAACTGGAAAGCCGTCGAAACACCATCGCCCGCGCCGAACCCTTGCAGCGTCACCACGCTGTCGGCCGGATCCGTGAACAGGAACGAGTCCCACGAGCCCCCGCGCGCGTTGTAGAAGCCGACGAGCTGAGCGAATTCGTTGCCGCTCGCGCCGTCCCGCAGGAACTCGTAGACCAGCGTGAAGTCGATCAGCGGATAGAAGCGATAGGTGCCGCGCACTTCGCGGCCGGATACCGACGCATGGGTCTGCGTCTTCCATACAGGCAGACGGCTGAAGTTGGGAGCGAGGCCCAGAAACGTCGGATAGATGATGTCGCTCATCGGATCGCTCGCGCGAATCCACTCGCCGCGGCGCCGTTATTCCTGACTGCCTGACGCAGAGCGGGCGCGATAATGTGCGAGTTGCTCTTGAAGAACTTCGCGAAGTCGGCAGTCGATTGCGTGTGGACGTGCATGTGCACGGCGCCGCCGCCACCGCTGTCGCCACCACCACCGCCACCACTACCACCGCCCCCCGCTGCCATGCCGCGAATGACATCAGCGTATGCGGCGGGCAGGATCATCTCGCGCGCGTGGGCCTGCACTATCGGATTCGTGCCGTATGGAATGTCATATCCGCGTTCGGCTATCGCGAACGACTGCGCTGCCAAAGCCATGGCCGCGCCGAAAGCGGGCGCCCCCATGTCGATTGGCCACGGCGCCGCGGCGAACGAGGCAACGCCAGCCGCTCCGGCCACGCCCGCCGACATCGCGATCAAAGCCTGTGACTCAATCGCCTTGGCGGCCACCGTGGCCGTGCTCGCCGCCGTTTCTGCGGTCTCCTCTGCCATCAAGCCGAAGAACACCAAGATCTTGCGCAGCAGCGTGTGCCCCTTGGTCGCGCTGGTCTTCGCGAGTTCCATCGCGATGTGCCTGACGAGCATCCGGGCGCAGCCCTCGACGAACGACGAGATCACCGACGAAAGCACCTGCTGAAACGCCTTCCTCCACGTCATCGTGCCTTGAATCAATCCATTGATGAGGCTCGTGAAGCCGTGCGAGATCGGCGTCAGGGCGTCCAGCCATTCCTTTCTCGTATCCCGTGAGGCTTTGCCCTGAATCTTCGATGTCTCAAGCGCTGCGAAATTGGCTGCCTTCGCAATATCAGCAGCGGCCTTCTTCTGCGCGTCCACGTCATTCGCGCGAAGCGCGGCGACGCCCTTGAAGAACGCCGTTTCGGCCGCCAATTTTCGCGCGACGAGGTCGATCTCGATTCGCAGCATGTCCGCTGCTGAAATGGTCTGGTTGAGTCGCGCCTCGTTGGCCTTCTCGCGGTCGATGGCGATCTCAGCCAACGCTGCCGCGCGGGCATCCGACAGCGCCCGCTCCTTGCTCTTGCGTTCCTCTTCCGTCGCGTCGGTGTCGAGCTTCATCTCCGATTTGGTGGCGTCGTCTTTGGCCCTGACCTTATCCGAGTTGTTCTTGATCTCCGCGGCCTTGTCCTTGACCTGCAGCAGCTCAACCTTCTTGAAGTACGTGTTCTGAATGGCGAGCTTGTCCTCGATCAGCGCGCGCTCGCGCTCGCGACCCTCAGCAGCACTGATCCGGCCGGTCGCCATGTCGGCTTTGTTCCGCTCCATCGCCACGGAGTTGCCGCTCAGCGCGATGTCCTCTACCGACTTCGCCTCATCCATCTTGAGCTTGATGATCGCAGCGGAATAGGCGCGCGTTTCGTCGAGCACTCGCTTATGAGCCGCAATGGTCGCAGGCTTATCCGCGCCCTCGATCCTCTCGATCTCCTTTTCAAGCGCCTTAGCGGCCTCGACGCGCGCAGCGGAGTTGGGCTCGGCATCATCGAATTTCGCTTGCAGCTTCTGAACGCCCTTGGCCGAGCTGATCGCCTCGTCCTTAGCCTTCTTTTCCTCGGCAGCCTTCGCCTTTTTCGCGGGCTTGTCCTTCACGTCCTGATCGAACTTCTCGACATCCTGCTGCTGCTTTGTCTTCGGGGTTGCCATCGCCTCATCGAACGCGTCCTTATTGGCGACCGCTTGATTTACGAGATTGTCGCCGCCGGTCTTCGCGTCGCTGACCAAACCATCCCATAGCTTTTTGAAGCCGTCCTTAACCGCCGTCCAGCTACCAGAGAAGAGCGAGACGATGGCGCCGCAGAAGTTCATGATCAGATTCAGCACGAGGTTCAGCGCGTCGCCGATCAGTTGCAGATCTTGTACGACCTGACCGAATAGAACGATGAGCTGACCCTTCAGGAAATTGCCGAGCTTTTCCCATACGCTCGTGCCAGCACTCGAATCACGCTGCGCCCCGGCCATCTTCTTGATGGCGTCCGCCAGACTCAACATCGAGGGCACAGCCTGCGTAACGATATGCGCGGTGACCTTTTCCCACTGCATCCCGAACAGTTGCATCTTCTCGTGGTACTCCGTGAGGATGGCGGTCTCCTGCACGGTCTGCGCACCGATGGATTCAGCCGCAGCGCCAAGATCCCCGTGCGCCTGCGCTAATTCGCGCACGATGGGAATGTTCTTCATGAAGCGCGCGCCGAGCAGCGCCGTGATCTTCTCGTTCGAGTTGCTCTCGTCACCGATCAGGGCCAGCAGCTTCACGGCGGTCATGCCCGGCTCGTTGAGCTTATCCATCGTGATGCCGAGATCGTTGAACGTGTACGCGAGCGCGCCTCCGTTCGTCTTGGCCTCCGCGGCCTTCATCGTGAGCTGGCCGATCACGGTCGTCAGGCGACCCATCTGGACATGGGACTTGACCGCCATGACCTCCATGCCCTGCATCTCATACGTCGTGAGGCCGAACTGCTCGGCGAGACGCGTGACTTCTTCTGCCTTGTCGGCGAGCGTGCCGACGGCGTTCGCGACCTTCATGATCAGGTCGATCAGCAGCAGGATGCCGGTCGCCTGAAACGCGGTCTGGATCTTGTTCTTGACGTCGTCAAACGCCTTGCCGAGGTTCACCGTCGAGTCGGCGTGTTGCTTGGATTCCGCAGCGGCCTTCACATGCGAGGCTGAGAGCTGCTCCATCTGCGCAGACAGCTTGGCAGCCGACTCCTGCATCTTGGTGAAGGCGTTGTCGGTACTGTCGTAGACCTCGACCAACCCGGCTTTCAGGTCGTCGATCTGGGCTACGATTTTGATCGCAATGGTGTTGTCGTTAGCCATGGGTCCCTAGCGCTGCCATCAGCTCTTCGGCGGATGTGTGCCGCTTGGGCGCGGACAGGGACTCGCGGCCTATCGGTGCCCCGCCCAGCCCTTCCGCGATTGCTTGAACAACGAACGCCATCGGCGGGTGCTCCTGCCAGAATGACTGCAGCGACCACAACTGCGGCAGCGTCAGCTCCCCGGTCTCAGCCCAAGTCCACCCTGTCGCGTGGATTACACCAGCGAAGATTCGCCCCCAATCTGGGGGCTCGTAGGGACCGCGGCTTCACCGTCCGACTGCAACCCTGCCTGACCGAGCACGGCTTGCGAGACTTCGAGCATGTTGCCGAGATCGACCACGGCCCGGATGTCATCCTCGGTCACGCTCGGATCTCCTCGCTGCGCGCTCGCTGCGAACACGCGCACGAGCTTGGCGAAGCGAACCTTGTCGAACGGATCGTCTCCGGACTTCAGTCCTGTGAGCGCCTTGATCTCGTCTTCGAGATCGCACATCGTTCCGATGCTGAGCGCGTAGAACTTGACCCGTCGCGAGCCGAACGCAATTTCAGTGAACTTCGCCAAGACAATCTCCTGCTATGCCGACTCAGTGGGTCGTCGTGATCTGGTAGACCTGACCGGCCGCATTCGCGAAGCACGAGAAGTCGAACTCTGGGACCGTGAAGTCCTCGTTCTTGAACGTCATCGTCAGCTTCGAGCTGATGCACTGATAGAGCTTCAGGTTGAGCACCGTGTTCATCGAGGCATTCGGCACGTTGAGTTCGGCCATGAACACCGGAGCCGCGCCCATCAGTGGGTTCGTGATGATCGCGCTCTTGAGGCCGGTCGCTACGTTGGCCGAGTACGACACCGAGATGTTGTTGGTGCCGACATCCGTGACCGCGAAGCCGTAGACGCCGCCGCTCGTCACCGTGTACGAAACGCCTGCGACTGGGGTCGATGCGACGCACGTCATTGCGACACCCGTCGCAATCATCGTGACGCCGAGATCCTCGGCGAAGCCTGCTGCACCGAGGACGGTGTACGCGCTCGCGACGACGGATCCGATCTCGCCCGTGGTGATCGCAAGACCACCCGTTGCAACCGCTGTGCCCGTGAAGATCGTGTTCATGGCAGCCGCACTGATCGTGGCGGCCTTCGCCTTGCCCGTGATCTTCGCGGCGCCGCGGCCGACCGCTACGGCGAACTGGTTCTGCCCATGCAGTTCCTTCAGCGAGAAGCTGATGTCAATCGAGCATTCCTGCAGCGTGCCGAACAGGACGGGGGACGGGTTCGCGCCGGGCGGGATGGCATACAGGTTCCCGGAGCCAAATGAAAATTGCGGCATAAATCACCTCTCGATCAGATCGCCAAGATTTCGACCGGGACTCGCGCCACGGTTTGGTCGCCGAGGAACCCAGCGGAAATCTCCACGGGTCCGGAAATCGTGCAGCGGAAGACCGCGCCATCGAGCGTGTTCGTGAACGCGCTCGCGGGGGTCGTCTCGACCGCTGGAGTTAGTATGGATTCGAGGGCGTCAAGGATCGGATTTAGCACTTGGACGCCAGCCTTGGATGGCGTCGATTTGACGTACACCCAGATCTCGGCGTGGATCCGCCACTTGATCGGCAGGCCCTGCTGATAGACCGCGTCTTCCTTGACCGGCACGACGAACACGGCGGGCTGGTTCGTCACCGAGGCCCACGTCTTCCAATCGCGCCCGATGGTCTCGATCCCGAGCAGGTACGGCTCGGCGTTGAGCTGCAGGATGCGTTCTGCGAGCGCGGCGTAGATGGGCTCGCGCTTCACTTCAACGCCTCAATCGCGCCGTCCCGCAGCCGGTCGATGATTTCCTGACGCATCGCGTCGACCGCCGGGGCCAAGAACGGGCGCGCGGGGATCGTCACTTCCTTGACCGACACCCAATGGCCATTGACCTGAAAGCGCAGGAACGGCGCATTCTTCGCCCTGATCACTGCGCCGAATTCGTGGACCGGCGCGTAGATCATGTTCGAGCCGACGATTCCGGTGATCTCGGAGTCGGTCGCTGATGCCTCGCCGTGGATGCTGCTGCGCAGGTTATTGGTGCGATTGTGCAGCGGGTTCCCGGACAGGCGATGTTCCCGCGACCAGTCCGCAGTCCTCGTCATCTCGCGTTGCATCACGAGCTGGAGACGGCTGGACATTGTCGTGCGCGCGTTCTTGAACTTCGCGCGCAGCTCTTCCTTGCCGACGATGGTGAGCGAGATCCCAGTCATCGCGGGCCCGCCGGGGGTACCATGTTCCGGTACGGCTGCAGCATCGCCGCGATGCGGCCCGACATGCCGAACTTGGTGAAGTCGTCGAAGACCTGATTCTCGCCACTGACGCCGCGGGACTTGTAGCCGAGCGACTGCGGCGAGCGGTACAGCTCGATCACCAGCATCCGCGCGGCGAGCGCGAGGCCGCCGGGGATGTCGGCCGGGGCATACCCTGCCGTGTAGGTCACGATCAGCGGCGCGACGGATTGCAGCCACGGGGTGTTCAGGAACGACAGGGTCCGCCGGTCGTCTTGCAGGAATACCCCCGACACGGTCTCCGTCTCGACCGTCGTCAGGACGGGGAGATCCCGTGTCCCGCTCACGGCCGAGGTGATCGTGACGGCCGGGTAGTGGTTGAGCAGCACGTTCGGGAACTTGAACGTCGTGACCCCGCTCGGCGGGCGCTGCCAGTAGGTCTCGGCGTAGGTGATCACCTCGCCCAAGTTGTCCCGGCTGCAGTACCGCCCGATCAGGTCGGAGGCCGACTCGATCAGGGAGGTCAGCAGCTCATCGTCAGCCGTCTCGATGTCCGCGATCTTGAGGATCCGCTTGACGGCTGGCAGGGTGGTGAGGTTCGCGTACATCGGGCCTCAGAGCCCCTTACGCGGGCGCTCGTGCCGGGGCTCGGGGATTGGGTCCGGATCGGGCTCAGGAGGCGCCTCGGGCACGACAACCCGGGTCAGCCCCAGTTCGCACGCCCGGCCGACATGGCTCGGCCGGATGTCGAAGACGCCGTCGGTGGCCTCGTAGTCGACGCCCTCGATGACGATCTTCGTGAAATGTGTGTGCATCAGGTTCACGGCAGCCCCTCCTATGTGCAAAGGGCCGGGATCCTTGCGAATCCCGGCCCCCCCGCGATTCATCACTCGCCGACGGCTCAGCCGTTGGCGATGTTCGTGATGAGGCCGAACGAGGGCGGGAAGTAGTTCTGCAGCACGCCGTCGAAGTAGATGCCGTACTCGTACTTGCGCGACACACGCGGCCATTCGATCTGCTCGTAGTCCTTGCGGAGCAGCATCTGCGTGACGTTCGACACGTTCGAGAGCGGGTACGGCAGCGTGCCCGTGTAGAACAGGATCGTGCCCGGCGGGAGGTTCGGGTGCAGGTGCACCGGGATCTCCTGAGCGCCAGCCATCGAGAACTTGTTCAGGTAGCTGCGGACCATCACGCCGCCAGCGACGACGCCCTGATCCGTGTACTGGAACACGAACCGCTGGGCCGCCGAGCTGTTGCCCGCGAGGATCTTCTTGCCGATGTTCGCCATCTCCTGCGAGGAGACGTAGATGTCGGTCGGCGAGAGTCGCAGCGCATCCCAGAAATACTGCAGGGCCTTGTCGATCTCGACGATGCCGCCAGCGTTGTCCGAGGTCAGCGTCGTGCCGGTGCCCGCCGTGCCAGTCGCGAGCGTCTGGACGTAGCCGCCGTAGTTCGAGCCGTAGCAGTGAGTCATCAGGCCGTCGAACACGAGCCCGTTCTTGCTCTGGTCGGACGCGGGCAGATCGGTCGCGTTCTGGGTGCCCGACGCGGCAGCCGTGATCAGAACCGAATTGATCGTGGTGATCGCACCGAGCAGCTCCGTGCCAGCGGTCGCGCCCCAGTACCATGCGTAGGCGACGGCGCCCTTGATGACCGGGACCGTGCACGCGAGCGAGCCGGTCGTGCCCGTCGTGGTCGCAGCCGCCGAGGCTGCCGACTTGCGACCGACGCCGCCACCGAAGGTGTCCGAGCTGCCGTCGCGATTGGTCCGCGTGACCGACGCCGTGATGCCGCCCGCGACCGTGTAGGCGAGGTAGGCTTCGAGCGTGAGGCCCGTGACGATGACCGAATGCGTGGTCGACGCGGCGAGCGCGCCCGCCGAACCCGCCGTGACGGTCGGCGCGGTCGCAGTGCCAAGCAGGAGCGAGGCATTGCCGCCGAGGATCAGCGCCTCTTCCGCGATCATGGTCGAGCGCAGCAGGCCCTCGACCGCAAGCGCCTTCACGTCCTGAAAGCCGTTCGCGGCGTAGTCCGCCTCGAAGGTCGCGTAGTCCTCAAGGCCGATACCCGCGAAGGCTGCCGTGTAGTTCGCGACGGTCGTCTGAATGGAGCCACCGCGGTTACCCTGCGAGACGCCAGCCCGGGTGTTCCCCGAATTGATCGCCGTGATCGCGCGCCAGTTGGCCTGCGTACCACCGACGGCCTTCACGCGCGCGGTGCGATTGCGCAGCGGCGTGTGTACCGGGTAGAGCGTCTTGGCCGGGGCTTCAAGGTTGTAGTAATTGATGCCCTGCACGGCCGAACTGGGCTGGGTCCAGTCCTTGCGCAGGCCCGTCCCCATGGCGGCCTTGAGCGCGTCGATGATCTGCGAGTTTCCATTCATGTTCGTCTCTCCGAAAGTTCGAGGCGGCGCGCGGCCGATTGGGGTTGGAGTCAGAGCAGCCGGTCAGGGCCGCGCGCGTGCACGGCTTTGATCAGGCTGGCCGTCTTGTTCACTTCCGCACCCGTATGGATCGGCTCTACGGACTTCATCAGCTCATCCGCGGCGCTGACCTTCGCGACGCTGCCGTCCTTCTCCACTGCAAGTAGCGCGGGCGCGGGCGCCGCGGCGGCGGCCGGTGCCACTTCGGAATTCGGTGCAAGCCCGAGGGCCTTGATGACGGCGGTGACCGTCTCGGCGATGAGCGCTGCGTTGGAATCAGCAGCGGTGTCCGCCTTCTTCGTCTCGGGCAGCGTCTGGCCGCACTTCGAGCACTTCGAGTCATCCGGCGGGAAAGCCTTGGCCACATCGGCGGCGGGATCGGCGGCCGGGGCGGTCTTCTCGACGACGGCGGTGGTGTCACTCATGATTGATTCCTCGGTCGGTTGCCGTTTCCCTGCGCCGTCAGCCATTGCCATCTCGGGCATCGCCATCGGAGCCAGCGGGACTACTAATTCGGTGCCTGCCACAAGTTCGGCGGCCTCTTCCTGCACAAGCGCGATGCCGACTTCCGCGAGATCTGCGATCCGCGCGCGGAGGTCCGCGGGAATCGGCGAGACATCACCTTCAGCACTCGCTTCGTACTGCTGGCCCTGCGCAAACACTTCGAGGTCCCGCAGCAGTGCGAAAAATTCGACGACCCCGGCCATGCCCTTCTTCAGCTCGGCCCCGCTGGTCGCCTTCCGGTTCGCCGCCTCATCGCGCGGCTCATCTGCGTTCATGCTGTCGCCGTCATCGGCGGGGGCCCCAGATTTCGGGGTGCGTTTGGCGCGCTTGGATTTGGGATCGCCAGTCCGATAGGCATTGATGCCCTCGGTGGCGCTTGCGGGCGCGACGAAGTCCTTGGCGAGCAGATCGGCGACGAGCGCCTTCGTGAACTCGGATGCCTTGACTGCGATTTCGTCGACGGTCGCCTTGAAGGGCACGATCAGCACGGAGCCGTCGGCCTTCTGGACGTTGAAGAATTTCGCCGTGGGAATGCACGGCCGATCCACGATTGAGATCTCGGTGGGCGCCGCGGTGTAGCGCTGCACCTTCGTGCCGTCGACCGTGTCGGTCCACTTGCGGACGTAGCGGCCACCGATGGAAAACCCGGTGTAGACGCCTTCGAGCACCTTCTGCCACTCGGCGTCGTCGACGATCTTTGCGGCTACGTCGATGGCTTTTTCGATGTCATCGAACGAGATCTCCGTGACCTTGCCCGCGGCCACCGAGCCGTGCATGGCGCGGACGTTGCCGAGCGACTTGCCCGCGCTGTCGGCGGACACCTCGGCGCTCCAGCTCTCGAACAGAGGCCGGGAGCTGGCGTAGTCGAAGATCTCGTCGGAGCGGTCGCGGACTTCCTGAGCGGCCCGGCCATAGACCGTGCGCTGGGGTTCGTCGACCTTGATGATGCGGGCGAAGATCGAGGCTTGATCCAACATGGATCGAGTCTGGAACCGGGGTGCGCTACTCCCCGAAAATCGCCGCGCGCGCGAGCCCGCTAGTGGACGGTGTCGTCCTCTAAGTCAGCAGCCTCCGGATCGCCCGGGTATACGGTGACGAAATCACACTTGCAGTTATGTACTACTATTGAGTCCGCGAGGAACCATCCGCTCACCGTTTCGAGGTTGAACACATGGCCCGAGTAACGCTTTCCCGCGATGACGTCCTTCACCTGCACGAGCGCTACGGCCGCGGGGAGTCGACTGTGGATCTCGCGAATGATCTCGGCTGCAGCAGCAGTACCCTCCGACACCGATTTGCCCGGCTGGGTCTGCTTATGCGAAGCCCCCACGAGTACCGGCTCGCCGCCGAGCGGCGCAAGACCCCCGAGCAGCGGCGAGTCGCGGCCAAGGGCGCCGCTCGGCGCGTCCGCAGCGCCAGCCTCGCCACCCGCTACAGCAACCGCCGAGCCGTCGGCATCGAGCGGCGCGGGCGGCCAATGACCCCGGCGGAAGCCCGGGTCTATGCCGTGCTGATCGCCATCGGCGGCCACATCCGCCACGACCGGGCCTTCGGTTCTTACAATGTCGACTTCACCATCGACAACGCCGTCGCCGTGGAAGTCCAAGACTTCCGTCCTAGCGTTCGTCAACGTGCCACGCAGCGCAAGCGCGTCAAAAAGGTTTTCGCAGCGGGCCTCGACTTCGTAGTCCTCTACCTCCAACGCCCGGACCAGAGCGGTTGGATCGTTGGTCTTGAAGATGTAATCGCCGCGTTTGATGTCCTTCGCAGCGACGAATCCTCGCTGCGTCAGTACCGGGTGGTGCGGGGTGACGGTAAGGTCGGGGTGGTTCGCGACGCGAATGGTGATGACTTCCCCTTCGTAGAAGCGCCGGTACGCGCCGCGAACGCCAGCGGCGGCAACGCGGGTGCCTGAGATGACGCAGTTCGGGTGGAAGACCGGGAAGTTGTAGCCGTCGACGAACTCCTCGTCCCACCCGATCACGCCAGCATCGTGGGCGTCGTCGCACTCGTCGCTCTCGGGCACCTCGGTGTCGTGCTCGGATCCGAGCAGCGTGTACTTGCCGACAGCCCCCAGCTCCTCCGCCGTATGAACTCGCCCGCCGATATGCGCGAGGTTGAGTTCCGTGCGCGCGATCATGTCTGCGCGCTCTTCACTGAACGCCGTGTTCTCTAGGATCGAGTCGGCCAGCATCTTGGCCGAGTCGCCGTCGGTGACGGCTTGCTCGATGGTCGAGCGCAGCATGTCGCGGGTGCTCGATTGGATCGACCACTCCGGGTTCGGGTTCACCACCAGCTCGCCGTCGACCCACTTCATCCCGACCATCTCCGCGCTACGCGCGTCCGCGTAGGCAATGGCATGGACATCGGCCCAGTCGGTCGCGATGTCAACGGCCACGCGACCGGCGTCGACGGCTTCGAGCTGCGCGCCGACCTTGAACTGCCGGACCATGTCGGCGTCCACGGCATCGGACACGGCCAGCCAGTTCGCGTCAGTCACGGCATCGAGCACGCCGTCGACGATGTCGGCATCGGTCGTTGCCGTGGTGATTAGCGACAGGTAGGACGTGACCCCGGCGTCACTGATGTCCCTGCCGATGGCATCGAGCGCCTCGTGGATCTTCACGCGCAGCGCCGCGACGTGTGCCTCGGTCATCGCTTCGAGCGGCGTGACGCCGGGACCCGGGCGATTGAGGACGGCCTTCGCGAGCTTGCCGATAGGGATTTCGCGCATCGTGCCACCGAGGTGCAGGACCGTCTTCGGCGCCCGCGTCATGACGTCCCATCCCTCGCCGCTGCCAATGAATCCAGCTCGCCGATACCAATCGGCCAATGAGCTAGACGATGGACCGCGCTCGCCGTAGTGCTTCGGGATAAGGGTCAGGGTGACGCCATGCTTGTCTGCGAGATCCGTCAACAGCCCCAGCGCCTTCGATCCGGCGCCGGTCTTGTCTCCGGGCTTGAACGAACGGATGTCGGAAATGTGCGCGCTCGTGCCGTGCGCGTAGACCTCGATGGCGGCATTGCTTCCCGGGGCGACGCGCTCGCGCTCATTCAGTGGGTTCGTGCTGGTCTGCGCGTGCAGTTCATCCATGAACGACTTGATGCCACCCCCTCCCGTCCACTGATTGCCATGGAACTCATGCCCGGCAACGTCACCCTTCCTAACCTTGCCGAAGCGCGCGCGCATCGTCTCAAGATTGAAATGACCCGGGACGTTCTCGCTGCCCGCGCGATACCAAACCCGAACGGGCACGGTCTTGTGGCCGAACTCGGCGGCGAGCGCCAGACGATGATTCCCCTCGGCGACGTACGCTTCGCCGCGGTGGTTCACTTGGATTGAGATCGGGCTCGTGATGCCGTGCTCTTTCACGGAGTCGCGCAGCGGCGCTCCCTTATCGTCGTGCGTGATGTTCGGGATCAGGTGCTCGTTGTTCTCTCCGGGCAGCCCTTTCAGCTCATCGACGGGCAGACGGCCAGTGAACCCTGCCGTCACGGCACCTGAAACCTTCATCTTCGATGCTTCGGCTTTTGCCTTCTCGCCCTCCTCCCAACTGCCGCGCGGGTTGTCGAAGAAGACGCCTTTGACCTGTGCGGGTTGCGATCCGGGCCCGTCTGCACCGCCGTCGGTGTATTGATTGCCGTGAAACGCATGACCCGGGACGTCACCCTTCTGCACGCTTTTCAGTACGCTCTTCAAGCGAAGCACGGATCCCGATGCGACCCGGTACTCACTCTCCCCGGCCACGTACTTGCCCTGTGATCCCGGCTTGGTCTCGAACTCAAGCAGCTTGATGTCGCTGCGTGGAGTTGCCGCGAACTTGTTCCAGTCATTGGTGAAGAACGCAGGATTGGCCGGGCCCCCGGCCACGTCTCGCCAGAACAGGGAGCGGTTGATCAACTCGGCCTTCTGGTGAACACGCTCCTCGCTCGTGGACGCGCGCTGCATGAATCCGCCAACGAGGTGCGCGTCACCCAGATCCTTCGCGTTCACGCCCTGAAAGGACAGCCGCAGGGCCACGCTCTCCGGTGGCGTGTCCTCGCCCACGAACCACGAGCGCGTGCCGTTCAGCGTGTCGTAGAGTTGCGAGGGCAGGCCGTCGATGCTCCGTGCTGATTCGCGCGAATACGTGTCCAAGAGGTTCGAGTACGACGGCCCCTTCGCATCGGTACCGTCCTTCGCTTGCTGGACGAGATCCTCCGGTGTGATCTTGCCAGTCATCACGTCGTGTGCGAGGAGCATCCCATTCAGGTACTGATCGGCCATCGCACGATCACTGGTCAGGCTGATCGTGTCACTGGTGCCTCCACCGATACCGGAGGTGTTCCCGGACTCGTCCCGCGTCTTGAGCCCCTCGACCTGAACGGCGTCGCCTGCACTGGTGACGTGATAGAGCGTGTCGGGCAACGGCTGCCACGGATAGCCCTCGCTGTTAAAGAACCCGAGCGTGCGCGCGTCCTCCTGAGTAATGTCGCCTTGCGTCAGCGCCATCACCATCGAGCGATCCCAGTCGGCTTCCTTCTGCCGCCATGCTACAGCCTCCGGCGAGTTGTAGTCGCCGACGGCCGGGTACGGTCCCACGAATTCTTTCCTCGGCGTTTTCCACGCGTCGGACGTGGCTACGTTCGGCCACGATCCGCCGCCACCCGTCCACTGATTCCCTCGAAACTCATGTCCGGGTAGATCGCCCTTCTCCAGCGCTTCGTCTGACTCCACAAGATCAGCATCGAAGAGCGGCTCCTCATCGTTGAGGAACCCGCCGTCTAAGTGAGCGCCACCCTCAGCGCTTCTTGCGCGCATAGATCAGCCCCAGTTCCTTGGACAGCCGCGTCAGCGCGACGTGCTCCGGTATAGGTTTCGAGCGGTCACGGCCCGCCCGGACGTTGTCCCTGCCGATCCCTTCCTGCATCGTGCGCAGCGCCCGGCCTACTTCGAGCTGCTGAGGCCAGCTTTCGCCGGGCCCGGGTCGCATGGTGTGCACGTACTTCGGCGTCACGGCGCGCAGCTCGCGCAGATCGAGCTGATACGCGAACTCCATGTCCGTCAGCGAGATCACGGAGCCGTTCGGATGGTTGTGTGTGTACGTCACGTCCTTGCCACGCATCGCCGCCATCTGTTCAGCCGTGTGGTAGACGCTGGTCGCGTTGCCAACGACGCCGCGCTCGCCGAACATCGCCGTGCCGTCGGGTAGCAGCGCGAGCCCGTGCTCGATGTGATCGCCCGCGTGCGCGGCCTCGAAGTCCGTGAGCTTCTTCTGAACCTCGGCGCTGTGGCCGCCGGTCCATTGATTGCCCCTGAACTCGTGGCCGGGTAGATCGCCCTTCTCGACGATTGTCCTGACAGTCGTGATGCGGACCAGACCGTTGTGGCCGTTGTCCCACAGCACTCTTACCTGATGAAGAGAGCGATGCGGGAGGACGCGCTGGACAGTGCCCTTCATCCCACCAGACGAAACGACACGGTCACCGACCTTCGCCCATTCACTTCTTGGCGTTGACGTCCACTGGTTTCCGCGGAATTCGTGCCCCGGCAAATCACCTTTACCGAAGCCCTCGCGGTCGCGCGTGACGAGGTCGCGAATCATCGCCGAGGTGACTGGCTTCGAGCCGACGACGCGTGATGCGGGCACCTTGCCGGATGACCGCACCCATGGGCCCTTCGAGTTCGCCTGCGTGAGCGGATCGGACGTGTCGATCTTCCACTTGTCCCGCGCGCCCGTCTTCATCTCGACGATGGAGATCTTGCCAGTGCCCATGCCCTGATTGAATTCCCAATCCATCTTGCCAGCCCAGCGAACCGCGTCATCCTCGTGCGTGAACGCGAACACATCACCATCGCCGTAGCGCTCTTTGTTCCCAGCCTGTACCCAGTTCGTGTCCTGCATCGGCAGCAGACCGCGGGCCTCGATCTCTTTCGCCGTCTCGGTACGCGTGACGTGGTAGATCGAGGTGCCAGCGCCGGGCGTCCACTGGTTTCCGTGGAATTCGTGGCCCGGCAGATCGCCTTTCTTCACTGGCATCGGCGCATCACACACGACTAGATAGATGCGGCCATCCTTATCAGATTTCGCAAGGCGCTGCCACTTGCCGTCGACCACGCGCGAGCGCACATGAATCCAGCTCGCCGGGATGTCGCGATTGACCTCCAGCACCGTTGCGGGCTGGCCCTCTATGAAGTCCTTCGTCGCTCGAATGACCGTGTCGCGACGCGCCGACTCGGGTAGCTGAATCTCGAACACGACCGCGTTGTAGGGCGGGACTCCCGGCCTCGTGTCGTCGTGGCTGCCGCGGTCCTCGGCGTAGCGCTCCGCGAGACGCAGACTGCGCGTGGTGAACACCGGGTTCGGCATCTTCACGTCGGCGCGCTTCAATCCCTGCCGCGTGATCTGCGTCTCGAACTCCTGCGCGGTGCCATGGAACACGGTCGTGTCGCCGTGTCCGCCGTCGACCCACTGGTTCCCGCGGAAGTCATGGCCCGGCAGATCGCCCTTGCTGAAATCCGCGTGCTCGGCCAACCCGACGCGCTCATAACCCTTGAAGCGGCCGAGATTGCTGCCAACCGCATCCGCCAGATCCCCCGGACTGATCGCCGCGCCCTCGGTCAGTTTCCACTTCTTGCTGAATCCTGCCTTTTCGAGCGCGTCGTGCATGTCCTTGTGAAGGCCCGCGCCCGCCGGGAACGCGACGTCGACGTTCGGACCTTCGAGCGTGCGCAGATCGTAACCGCCTTCGCCGCCGTGATCGGCCTCGTACTCGCGGACCACATCGGCATAGCGCTGGGCATCTTCCACCGACACGGGCGACACGAGGATCGGGATGTTGCCCTTCAGCAGCCCCGTCATCTGATTGCCCTGCGGGCCGCGGCCCTTGATGTCGTTTATGCCCGGCTGCAGCGCGTCGCCCTTGCCCTTGCGTTCCTTGCGCGCTTCGCGGATCGCATCCTTGATCGCGCTGTGATCGACAGAGGGCGACGACTCGGACGTCCCCTCGTCGCCGTCCCACCGGCCTTCTTCGTCGCGAGACTGGTCGGGATTGAACTCCTTCGCCAGATCGTCCGCGTCATCATCGAAGTAGTTCTCTGGCAGCCCGAAGCCGAGCGCCATCGCATGGCGTTCTTCGCGAGTCTGCATCTCTGGCATCAGGTAGGAAGTCACAGCTTCGGCCCTCCGAGGTCAGAGTAGACCCGCATCACGTCCGCATCGAAGCTGCGACCCGCGCGCGTGGCCGCGTAGACCTCCGCCACGTACTCCTGCCCGTTGGTGCCTGCATATCTGCTCACCTTTGCGGCAGTCGTCTTGAAGTACGGGTTGCTGTTGCCATTCGTGTTGGTGCGGTACGAATCCTTGTCGATGCCACCGCCGCGCTTCGACAGCACATGGCCCAGCTCGTGGTAGACGATGTGATTGGGGTCGGGCGATGACTGCCAACCTGCGTCGAACGCCTTCTGCTGATATTCGACCATGTTCTTCCACACGGCCGAGGACTTCCGGTTCGTGTTTACGAGGATCCCGTTCCCGTTGGCGATTGCTAGGACGTTGCTGTCCAGCGTGCGCTTCTCGATGGGCACGCCGTCGATCTCGCTCGGCATCGTCTTCAGCGAGCTGAAGTTGCCACCGCTATCCCAGCGTCCGTGATCATCGCGGGACTGGTCCGGGTTGAATTCCTTGCGGACGTCATCGCGCTTCGTGACCTTCGCGCCGATGCTGTAGCGGATGCGGTAGTCATCCTTGAGCGTCGCCCAGTGCCCGGGATGGATCTCCCACGGCATCACGTCGACCGCGTACACGCGCATGTCGCGCTGCCGTAGCCCGCGGTCGTGCGCTGAAAAGCGCCGCGCCTCGCGCTCGGACGTCGCGAGCTGCGAGCCCGCGCGCAGCGAGTCGATCTGCATGTTTGGCGAGCCGTGATAGAAGTGATACGAGCCGTTCAGGTTCTGCGCGACCTTGCTGTTCGTGAGCCACTCGGTCGTGACTTGCTCTTCAGTCATCCCGCGCGCGAACGCGTTCGTGCTCGGCTGCGTCCATGAATCCGGCGGCGTCCTGCGAGAGTCCGAGATCCCGCCGCCCGTGTATTGGTTCCCGTGGAATTCGTGCCCAGCGACATCGCCTTTCGTAACGTCCGGGGACGTCAGATCGTATGAGCCGACGTTCCCGACCGCGGACTTCACTTGGCGCGAGCTGAAAACGATGTAGTGCGTCGTGTCGCGGTTGACGCCGACCATCGGCTTCGTGCGACCGCTTTCAGAACCCCACTTCTTCGATACGGTATGGTCGATGATGCCGTCGTAGCCCGTTTTCACAAGTGCTTGGCGCACGACCTCGTTGCCGATCAGACGGCCGGTGCTCGAATCTTCAACATACTGCGCGGCTTCCTTGCCCATGGAGATCATCTTCTCGGCCGTGGCGCCACCATCGAAGGCCACATCCATCATGCTGCTGAGTTTGGCCCGCGCCTCTGTCTGCGACGCGTCGCTTGCATCCATCCCCGCGCGCACGGCCGCTACGAATTTCAATCCCTGCTTCTCGTCCATGTACGTCGGATTGTCACCGCCAAGCACGACAGGATTCACCATGCGCGCGTAGAGCGGCATCACGTTCGCTTGCCGCCCGTTCAGTTCTGTTGACGCTTGATCCAACGCGCGCTGATCGCGGAAATCCCATTCGTTCTCCGACGCTATCTGCTCCGCACGCAATTCGATTCGATTGGTTAGATCCGGGCCCTCCCCCGCATAGTTCGCGCTCGCGTCCTCCGGGTTGTCCGTGAGATAGATCCCGGCGCCGTGGTCCGCGTCCTGCTGTCCTTGCTTGGGCTGAAACTCGGCGATGTCGTGCGTCGTGCCGTGAAAGACGACCAGCGGATGGCCGATCTCATCGACCACTTTTGAATCGCCGAACCAAGCCTTGAACTCGGGCGACCCGGTGCCGCCAGTCCACTGGTTCCCTCTAAATTCGTGGCCCGGCAGATCGCCCTTCTGCACGGCCGAATCCATATCGACGATCACCTTCGCAGGGATCGACTTGTAGCCCATGCTGGCCAACGCGCGCAGCCGATGCTGGCCTTCGAGCACGGCCCAGTTCCCATTGGCGAAGAGCCCGACGTGCAACGGCGCAATCTTGCCGCTCGCGCGAATGGCGACAGCAAGCGCCGAGATGCGCGCCTGCTCCTTCGCTCCTGAATAGAGCGGATCGTTGTAGGTCAGGGCCCCGTCATCCGCAGGGACGGGCTCGACCGGCATTTCACGCACGCCGGGAGCTACTTCGCTGTCCTCGAAGTTCGAGCTTGCGACCTCGTGTACGTCATCGGTCTCCGTAGTGAGTTCGAGATCTTGGAACTCCGAGATCCGCGGCATCGTATCGAGCACCGCTTGCTGATCCGGGGTCGCGTCCTGATACCACGCGCCTGTCGGCTTCGGCGGATCCGGCGGGTGCTCGATGTCGCCGCCATGCCAGCCGGGCTTCTCGCCGCCGGTCGATGCGAGGTCTTGCTGCCCGCCATTGCCGGTCCACTGATTCCCCCGGAAGTCGTGTCCGGGGAGGTCACCTTTCGTCACGGGCGGCGCGAACCAGTTCTTGCTGTGCCCCTTCAGGTCCGCGAGGATCTGCGCATCGGGCGTGCTCAGCGGCCACTTGCCCGCGCGACTCAATCGGGACGTGTCGTTGACCGCGATCTCTGTGCTGCCAATCGGCAGCGGCTCCGTGACGAACGGGACCGTGTTCTTCTCGCGCTGATCCTGTGCCCATGACGTGCGCGGCAGCGCTGCGTACGCCGCGGACCGCTCGGGCCCGACCGGCAAGGCGTTGGCTGCTGCGTAACGGACCGACAACGCGCGGTCTTCGGGCATTCGCAAATTCTCGTTGAACATCTGGCCGAGCTGAAGCACGTCGCCCGGCTTCATCTCGACCTCGAAGGCATGGAGCGTTGGGTCGCTGCCTCCGTATTTCTCTGCGTAGATGCGCGCGTACGGGAGCGCGGCTTTCGCTTCTTCCTCGGTCGCGGCGACGTAGCCGTAGATGCCATTTCCCAGCGGTCGAAGAATCTGCGACGACCCGCCTCCCTCGCCTGTTCCGACGGAGAGCTTGTCTGGCACGTCGAAGTTGTGCCCGCCGTGGATGATGATGTACTTCTGGCTGTAGCCGCCGTCAGTCCACTGGTTGCCGTGAAACTCATGACCCGGAAGATCACCTTTCGCTAGATTCCGCATACCAGCGCCTTGCCTACTGCGCGCTGCGCGATCCCCCACTTCGCGGCGAAGGCGTTCGCTTCCTTGAGTGCGGGAATGACCGTGGTCCCGGTGCGGTAGACCTTGATGCTCATCGACTTGCCGGAGGCGTACTCACTCGCCACGGCCGCCGCCCAGTAGTGGTGACCGTCGATGATGTAGTTGTCCTTGGTGACCCAGATGCGGCGATCCTTCATCTCGCCAGCCGCCATCTTCGCCATGATCGCCGCAACCTTCACGCCGTCCAGCTCGCGCTGCGATGGGCGCAGGTACGCGGGGTCTTCCTTCTCCTTGCTGACGCCGTCGTTCTTGCCCAAGTGATGGGCGAACTGATCATTGAGATCTATCTCGCCCTTCTTGTCCTTCGGCAGCGCGTCCCCGCGTGATCCCGGCGTCGGCTTGCCCGACAACTGCGGCATGTCGAGGCGCGCGATCCCCATGCTCCCGGCGCAGAACAGGTTCGTGTTTTGCACCGACACATGGCACAGGTCATAGACCTTCTTCTCGCCGCTCTGCGCTTCCTTGCCGATGGCGGCCAAGCGATCCATGAAGACGGCAACTTCGCGCGGCTGGTCGAGCACGACATCCTTGCCCTCGCCCACGAGCTTCACGGCGAGATCGAGATTCCCTTCGACGTGGTAGCGGCCTTGAGCATCTGGCTTGCCATCGCCGCCGCCTTCGGTCCACTGATTGCCATGGAACTCATGACCGACGACGTCGCCCTTGGCTACTCCGTCTTCGGCTGCGTCGGCTGCAGCGCCATCAGTTCCGCGATCTCCTCCTCCGTCGCCGGGCGCCCCGAGATCTGCTCGAACAACTTCAGCACGTTTTCTGGCTTCTTCGCCTCCGCGCCCGTCATCAGCGTGAAGACCACCGGATTCTGATCCGTCTTGTTTGACATAGCGGGCTCGCGCCTCCGGCTTGATTGAGACCTCGGACATCGTCTTGAAGCTGAACGCAGCAATCTGATTATGCTTCATGCCGATCTTGATCGCACTCGCGCGCGACTTCGTGAGCACGACGACATCGAGGAAGATCCGGCCGCTAACCTTGTCGTGCCACGTCCCGAACGAATTCTTCGGGTCATCGAGCAGATCGGCATTCTTCTCGATGAACTTGTGCAGCATCGCCGGGGTCGTCTGCTTGACCGTGTGGTTCGTCCCGCGCTCAGGGTATGCGCTCACCGAGAACACGTTGTCGCCGGGCTTCGGCGATTCGTGCGTGTGCGGCTGGTACGTCAGCCCCTGATTCTTGATCGTGCGCGCGAGCATCCCGCGGTCGGTCATGCCACCGCCGCCGTCCTGCCACTGATTGCCGTGGAACTCGTGACCCGCGACGTCGCCCTTCTCGATGAGCGCCCTAATACCAGCCTGCAGACGTGGGCTTATAGGGCCAGTGAAAGGGACCCATGCTGCCCGCATCGCCCTCCTGCGCGTCGGACTTGCGGGCTGTGGCATCGAGCCCGTGCTTGCCCTTCAGGTAGCCCTCGATGTGCTTCGCCCCGACATCTTGCGTCCGGCCGTCGGTGTCGGTGAGCCGGTAGTTCGTGGAGCGTGTCGAGGGGTCATAGCCCAGCGGCTTCATCGTCAGCCCACGCTCGGCCAGCGCATGGATCGCCGTGACGATATTGACCTTCGCGCGCGCGTTGAGGGGCCGCCCCTCCTTGGTCTTGAGCGGGCCGCCGCTGCCGTTGACGAACTGATTGCCGCGGAAGTCGTGGCCCCCGAGATCGCCCTTTTTGGCGTCGTCGGCAGCTTTCTTCGGCGGAACCTTATCCCCGGGCTTGGCAGCCCCGCCAGCAGCCGGGGGCTTTCCACCCGGGGGCGTAGCATCGCCCGGGGGAGCGCCTCCCTTGGGCGGCTCTCCGGGCTTGGGCGGCTCCCCGCCCGGACCCATCGGCGGCGCGGGCTCCCGCAGTCCCGGGGCCGTGCCGTCCGCGAACTTCTCGACCGGGACCGGGCCCGACCCCGTCCAGATCATGTGGCCAACCCCGATGGGCTCCTGCCCCTTGCGCTCCCGGACCTCGTCGACCGACAGCACGCCCAGCTCGATGTACGTCTTGTCGATCCCCGACTGCGCCTCGGCCGAGATCTCCGTCTGCACGTTCCAGCGGAACTGCAGATCCGCCTCGCCGAGCTGCACATTGATGATCGCCGTGAACTCATCGCGCAGGTAGTTCATGAGAGGCAGCAGCCCCTCGGCCACCGCGGTCTCCTGCTGCGTGCTCGCCGTTGCGCGATTCACCATGCGCAGGAACGGCATCGGCGACAGGCTGAACGCGTAGCACATGATCCGGATGAGCCACTCGTCGAAGTCGCCCTTGAGCGTGTCTTCCCCAGTGCGGATCGGCAGCACCTTGAGGTTGCCCGGCACGAACTTGGCGTGACGACGCGCGGCGCTGTTGCCCTCCAGCATCGCGTCCCAGTACGTCTGGAACTGCGCAATCTGCTCGGGCAGCCAATCCTCAGGCACCGAGATCAGGGCCTCAGGGATGTTGCCCTCGGTGAAGAACTGCAACTGCGACAGCTCGCGGCGCAGCCCGATGTTCACCGTCATCATGATCTGCTCGACCGGGCTCAGGCCGTACAGCCGGAAGCTCGCGGGATTCCTGATCCGGTACTGCAGCTCCTCGCGCGTGTACGTGCTCGCGGGCACGCCCTTCAGCACTTGCCGATACGCAGGCAGCGGTGGCTGTGGCGTGCGGCCACTGATGTCGATCAGGCGCGTGATCGTCGCGGCGTCGACCTGTTCGAGCGCGACCAGCTTCTTGCCCTTGTAGACCGGCCAGTGCGCGACCGCATCGAGCACGAACATATCTTCGAGGTAGGAGCGCAGCCAGCCGTGCCAGTTCAGCTCGGTCGACGGCTGCTTGAAGAACGCCGTGACCGCGTCGATCTTGGCCTTGGTCGCGGCATCGGTCTTGCGCTGGTCGGCCTCGTCCTTGGGAACGATTGACCACTCGTAGCCGCAGATCTCGTCCTTGCGCGTCTCGATGATGAGGCGCAGCAGATCGTAATTGCCCGCGAGCCCGCGCAGCTCTTGGAACGTGACGCCCGTCTCGCGACGCGGCTGGATATAGAGGTTCTGCCCTGCCATGTAGTCGAAGGCGCGGCCCGCGGTTTCCTGATGCGTCGCAGGGATCGGGTCTTCAGGCCCGAACCAGCCACCCGAGAGCGCGTAGCTCACGGCTTGGCCGAGTCGCTTGAACACGCCCGGACGGTCGGCGCTCGGCGGCAGTTTCATGGGAACGAGGTTTTGGCTCATGGCGTCTTTCCAGTCATTCCGCACGAACCGGCAGGATGCCAGCGAGCGTAAGGATCTTGCCCGATGTGGAGGTCGTCACCCTCACCTTGATGTCGTAGTCCGTCTGATCGAGCCCGCCCGTGACGCCGACCAGCACCTTCGTATTGGTGGCGTCAATGGATTTGGAGCCGGTCAGGACCGCCGCGGGCGTGGCATCAGTGCCGAAGGCGACGAGGCAGGTGACGGTCGCGACCGCGAGCAGCGTCTCCCCAACTGCGAGCCCAAGCGCGAAGTCGAAAGTGAGCACGACGCTCTCGGCCGGATCCTTGATGTCGAATCTTGTTGTCATCACGTCATCCGTCTGGTGAAGGCCCGCGCCTTGGCGGCGACCGAGAACAGCCGAACCTTGGCCGCGACCGTGAAATCCCTCGCCATCAGCGTCAACACGTAGCGGGCATCCGTGACGAGACGGATCGAGCCATCCCACAAATAGAAACGACTGCCGAACGAAACGCTGGTCTGCGAAAAATTCCACATGACGCGTTAGACCTTCTTGATGCCTTCGGCGACGGCGGCAAGCGCCGCGTCGATCTTCGTTGCGTTCTTGCGGAACACTAGCGCGCCAGCAACGAAGCCGACGATGAGGCCAACTACCAAACCGTAAATCATATCTTCCATTTCAATCCCTCCTGAATGGGCGAAAGCGAAGTTCCACATACCCGATGTGCGACCAATCGAGCTTGTCGTAGCTATGACCCGGCACCGGGAACATCGCCTGATAGCGATAGCCGATGTCGCACTCGACCCGCTCCGTTACATCGAACGACAGCCCGACGCCTAAGTGATAGCGCGGCTCAAGATGCCCGGTCGTCGCGTAGCCATCTTTCGGGTCCGGGCTGTAGTCGAGATTGCCGCCGCCCGACAGGTAGATCGCGCCGAGCAGGTTGTCCCAGATCGACGCCTCGGATGCCGCTGCGCGGCCGACGGTGCAAAAGAGCAGGCAGCCGAGCAGGAATCCGATCACACCGATGATCGCCTGCCTGCGGAGCATGTCAGCCCCAAGCCGGGGCGCGGGTCACGATGGGCGGGTTCGCCTGCCGCACGATGTCGGCGGCGAGATAGTCGATCACGGTCTGGTCTGTCCCGTGATCCGGTATCCACGCCAGCACCGCCGCCTCGGTCAGCGCATCGAACGCAGTGAAGCTCGCCGGGTCGGGCGGGCTTACCGTGTCCTCGAAAGTCTGCTGCGCCGAGTACGTGCCGTCAGTCACGACGACTTGCGAGCGCACGACGCTGACGATGTTCGTCAGCCCGTCCGCCGCTGGCACGGTGTCGAGCGCGACGATCTTGAATGTGGTCGCGTTTGTCATGCGGCCTCCGCGAGCAGTACGGGCGGCTCGACCGCCTGCGCGTCTGCGTCGGCCTTCGCCGCCGTCGCGATGATCTTGGCAAGATGCACGGCCGCTTCCGCCGCCTGCATCCCTGCCGCTTTCACGGCGAGGTCGATCAGGTTGAGCAGGACCGCCGCTTCGTTCTGGTTGAGTTCAATTTTCACAATCTCTGTCCTCTGTTGGTGAAGGTCAGCCGATACGCCATGCCGTGCCGTCGGAATAGACCGGCACGAAGTTCGCGCCGCCTGCTGCGACGACCGCGCCGATGCCTGCTGTGTGCGTTGCGTTGGAGTCGGTGACATAGCACTCCGCCCCGGCCCCTGCCGTCGCTGCGGCAATAAGCCCCGCGACCGTCGTCGAATATTTCTTGACCGGGCCTGCGGTGAAATCCGCTGCGAGCGCACCGGCCGCCGCTGCCACCCCGAGTGCGGTGCTGCTCGTCGGCGCGGCGATGGCGACGTTGCCCGCCGCACCGATAGTCAGGCGGGTAAGGTTGTTTGATACAAGAGCTAGAGCCGCGTTCGCTTGGGCGCCAAAGATAACGCCACCGCTGGCGCCGTTGATTTGCCAGTAGCTTGAGGACGCGCCAGCCTGCACGAAGAACTGCGTGTTGCCGGTTCCGTTGTTCTTGAAACTATAATTTAGGTAACTGTCGGTATTGCCGTAGGCCGCCAGCCCCCATGATTGCGCACCGGTGACGGTGGCCGCTGTGAAGGTTGCACCGCTGGTCGAGTTAATCGAGAGCGCGGTTGCGAGCGCGTTCTGCGTAGAGCCAGTGAGTCCGGCCGGCGCGACTTGGAAGATGATCGACCCGCCCGCGCCGGTGCCAGTGCCCCGCGAGCCTTGGATCGTGAGCGCCGCGCCTGCGGTGTCGGTCGTGCCTGCGACGACGGACTGCACGCCGAGCGTCTGCGCGACGGGGGCGGCGGCGTCGGGTGCGCCTAACTGTAGTGACGCATTCGCCTTGACGAAGAACCGGACCGCACTCGTCTGCGTGCTGTTCGCGAACGTGATGTCGCCGTCCGCTTGACTAAGAATTCCGCTGCGGCCGGTGTAGGAATAGTAAGCCGACGCCGGAATAATGACCACGCCGCTCTTGCCGACTTTGAATTGACTGACGCCGCCGATTTGCAAGTCGATCAGGTTGGACACGCCAGCCGAAAGCGTGTCGGTGACGTTCAGCTTAAAGCCGGTGAACGTGACGCCCGAGCCGTTCCACGTCTGCGTCGCGCTGATGACCGGCTGGTTAGTCGTCTGCGTCGCGCCGGTCAGCGTCAGCGCGGAGCCGCCGACGGCTTCATTGACCAGTAGCGCCGAGCCGCTGGTCGGCGCAGCAATCGTGATGTTGCCTGCGGCGGCTATCGCCAGTCGCACCGTGCCTGCCGCCTGAAGGTAGAACGGATGTGCGCTAGTGGTCCCGGTCTTCGACCACGCGGTGCCCGTATAGGTCATGCACTGAACCGTGCCTGCCGTCATCGAGACGCTAACGGCACCGGCACCGGAGTTTGTGATGCTGTGGTTCATGCTGCCGTCGGTGCTACCCGAGGCAGTGAAGACCGTCGGATTCGTACCGGTGCCAGTGCCCGCACCAATCGCGATACCGCCAGAACCGAACAGGGGATTGACCGTTAGCGCGACGCCGCTCGTCGGCGCGGCGATGGTGACATTGCCCGCCGCGGCCACAGTCAGCGCGGCGCCGCCGCCCGACTGGTTGACGAGGAGTGCGTTTCTGCCGGCGGCAGACTGCACGAGGAGCGAGTCCGCCCCCGTAACGGCAGAGATGACGACGCCGAGCGCATCCACCGTCAGCCGCGTGACAAAAGCGTTTTGCGCGGAACCCGTCGTGCTCGCGGGGGCGACCTTGAAAAGAATCCCGCCGGCCGCGCCCGTGCCCGTACCGGCCGAGCCGCGAATGATGAAGTTCGCGCCGCCGCTGTCGGTCGTGCCTGCGACGACGCACTGCACGCCGAGCGTCTGCACGACGGGGACGGCGGCGTCGGCGTTGCCGAGGCGCAATGATGCGGCGGCGGCGCGGCCGATGAATACGTCCGGAGAAGCGATAGACGGACCAATCGCAAAGCCGGTTAGCGCGTTGACTGACCCGGCAGTCGCCCAGACCTGTAGCCCGGCGTATGCCGCAGCCTGCGCGTGCGCCAGCGTGTCGTATTGCCCGAGCCATATCCCGCCGACGTACTGACCGGCAGCCATGCCATTTTTGCCGACGTTGAACTTGCTGACCCCGCCGACCTGTAGGTCGAGCAGCAACGACGTCGCCGCGCTCGCCGTGTCCGTGACGTTGAGCTTCAGCCCCGTGAACGCCACCGCGCCCGCGTTCCACGTCTGCGAGGCGTTGATGACCGGCGTCGAGACGGTCTGGGTCGCGCCCGTGAGCGTCAGCGCGGAGCCACCGACGGCTTCGGTTATCGTCAGGCTGCTGGCCGTGACCGACGTGAACGTGCCCGCCGCAGGCGTCGTGCTGCCGATGGCGGGAGGCGAGGCGAAGGCGGCTGTCGTGATGTACGCGCTGGGGTTCGTCGCGTTGTACGGCGTGAAGCCGAGCGCCGTCGTGATCTGCGCCGACAGCAGCGTGCCGCCGTACGAGGTCGAGAGCGAGGCGGCGCTGCCGCCGATGCTGAGGGCCGCAGCCGTGCCCGTCAGCCCAGTGCCCGGCCCCGCGAACTGCGTCGTCGCTGTGATCGTCGTGCCAGCGAGCGTGTTCGGCGTGACCGCACCGATGGCTGGCGGCGATCCGAACTCAAGCACGATGGCGGCGATGGCCGCATACAGTTCAGTGAAGTTGGCATTGATCTTGTCGGCGCCGCCGGGGGCATCGTCTGGTGTCGCGCCGGAGTTAATGAGCGGTTGCATGGTCACGCGGTCTATCTCCGGAAAAGCCAGTGCGGCAGCACGCGGTAATTCTGGGAGGGATGCACGCGAGTCAGGCAAATACTCGCGCGCTCGAATCGACTGCCAGACGAGGGTGACGGCGCACGAGCGAACGTGCCGATGGCGTCACGCTTGCATGGATGTACTACCAATGCGGTCAGCCGTCCTTCCCGACGTGCCAATCGAGGGGCGTTTTGACTGTGCCCTTGCCGACCAGCGCCATCATCTTGGCCTTGTCCTCGGCAGCCTTGTCCTTGCTGAGCGTCGCGTAGTAATCGAGCATCCCAGTCGTGCCGCGCTTGATGAGCGGCGCAAGCGCATAGCGGATCGCGTCGATGATGTGGTTGTGGCGGTCGATCACTTCGGGGAGCACGTCGCCCGTCATGCGGTCCGTCTTGTACGCGTAGAGCCGCGCCTCTTGCGCTGCGTAGGTGCAGCGCGGGTGGATCACGATCCGCTTGTACTGGCGCAGGTAGGCGATGCCGTCCTCTACGCTGCCCGACCACTTATCCGCCGCCATCATTCGCGGGTAGCCGTGCGCTTGCAGGTAGGAGATCGTCTCGGGCCGGGAGTTGTCGCCGCGCATGACGTACGCGCGCGCGCCCGGGAGGCACCGATCAAAGAGCGCCGCCGTCTTGTCGATGTCGCAGCCAATCGAATACGCCTCGTGCTCGATGTGCAGATCACCATCGTGCAGCCACAGCTTCACGCCCGCGGTTGGGTCCTGCGCGAAGCCCCAGTCGGCGCCGAAGTACGGGCCATCCCAGCCATCGCCGCCGCCCTCGAAATACTCGACCACCCACTTGCCCCTGAGCACTTGCGAGTCGCTCATCGCGCGGGTCTCGCCACCCCAGACCCATGCCGCGGCATCGGGATCGACGCGGTAGAGATGCTCCATCTCGGCGCGCAGCTCTTTCGTGAACCACGGGTTATCTGACCACGAGACCTTTTGCACGACGGCCCCGGGCATGGGCTTCAGCACGAAGCGCCGATATGTCGGGTCTGTTTCCTGATCGGGGTTGAACGAGATCCAGATCTCGGAGCGCGAGGCTCGAACGGTCGGAACGAGCACGGCCCACGATTCTTCAGAGACGCGCTGCGCTTCTTCCACCCAGCAGATGTCGATGCCTTCCATCGACTTGACTTCAGTGATGTTGGTGCGGATCCCCGAGAAGATAAACTCGGATCCTGTCACGCGGCTCGTGATCGCCGTGTTCGTGATGTCGTACCACTGCGCGAGGCCAAGCGCATTGATCTGATCGCCGATGAGCTTGTGTACGGATTCCTTGATCGACTTCTGCAGCTCGCGAGCGCACAAGACGCGCAGCTTCTTCCGGTGCGTCAACGCGATCAGTGCGCGCGCGAATGCCCATGACTTGGCGCCGCCGCGCCCGCCGTAGAAGACCTTGTAGCGCGCCGGTTTGAATAACGCCGCGAACGCGGGCGGTATATCAATCCGCGTCTGTGGCTGGGGCGGTCGGCTCTGCAGTCGTCGGGAAGTGGACATGGATTTCCGGTGGTGCCGCATTGCCCTGTGGATCGGTCATCGCGGTCTTGGACGGCGCATCGAGTCCGAGCAGGGAGGCCCTGCGATCCATGATCTTGAGCAGCGTGGCCGCGGCGCCGGGTACGTTCTTCTGCTTCCACAGTGCGAGCGTCATGGCATCGAGGCGTTCAAGCTCCATCGTGCGGACCGCGTCGACGTTCTTCGCCAGATGCTGCCCGCGCTCTTCCATTGCTTGGCAGATCATCTGGTGCGCGGACTGCTTCGTCATGTTCATCTTCTTGCCGATCTCGACGAACGTCTCGCCGCTCATCCTGAGCGCGATGGCTTTCTCGATCTGCGCCACGCGCGCGAACGTCTTCGGATGCGCAAGCTGTTTGTTCGGGCGAGTGCCCACGGCTGATACCTCATGCCTCGATGGAACAAGCCTAGACCGACTATCGACGACGCTAGGAATTTCGGGTCAGTCCGCCCATGAGGTCAGGCATGGGTCGTAGGCTTCGATTTCTGCGGGCAATTCGCGCTCGGACTCTGCAGCGCGGAACGTGGCGTGAGCGGTCTGGCCCATGAGCACGGCGATCTGCTTCTTGAGTTCGGCGCAGAGGAGTTTCTGGCGCTTCACGAGTTCCTTGTGCGAGCGCCTGCCGTGATAGGGCCCGACGTTTCTGCCGATCATGCGGCCTCCTCGGTGTAGAGCGATTTCTCGACGATGCGAGAGCCGCCGCGTGTCGAGCCGTAGTAGGCGATGAGCAGTGCTTCTGCGCGCCCGTGATCCTTGGCGCGTTCGAGTGGGGCGTTGGGGAACAGGAGGCGTGCCTTGCCGAGTGAGCGCTCCTTGCGTGCGCGGTCGCTCTCGCCCTTGGCTCCTCGCACGCCGAGTGCTGATTTCCAACCGATGGGCGTCACGAGCACGAGCGGGATTCCTGCGACTTCGATGGCAGCGACGATGGCGCCGAAGGTGCAGCCCTGACTGAATGCAGCGACCGAGCCGTTCTTGGGCATGGCGTGCACGCGTTCGAGGTAGGCGACTGCTGATTCGCCGCGGCGCAGGTTGCGGAGGATGCCGATGAGATCGAGAGCGGCGATGTACTTGCCCGAGTCGAGCTGTGTGATGGGCAAGTCGTGCACCGCGAAGTCGGTGATTGAATTGCGTATGACCGCTATCGCGCCTGTAACTCCCGGGTCGATGCCGATGATGCAAGCCATCATTCGCTCCCTAGTGCTGAGCCCGAGAGCGGACGGATGACAGCGACGGCATTGCCGCCCTGATCGACGCCTATGGTGAATCCGGCCATGGTGCATCGGTCGACCAGCTTCTGACCGAGGGCGAGCATCGAGGGGAGAGCAGCAGCCATGCCCAGCACCGGAGCGACGCGCCCGACAACCTGCAAGGCGCGCACCAATTCGGATGCTTCCTGTGGCGTCAGCTCGAAGGGGATTGTCGTGAGGATGTCGTGGCCATTCAGGTTCGAGCGTTCCATGGATTACTCCGGCTTGGGCTCAGTCAGGACGATCTTCCACGTCGCGATGAATCGCTCGCCGGGGGCTAAGCTGCGGGCGGGTTCATCCAGCTTGAGGCGTAGGTAGGGGAAGCCGTCGCGGTATACCCGTACGGAGTGCGGGGTGGTGGCTTTACCGTGTGCCCTGCAGACGACGGTCATCAGGTGCAGGGTGCTGCCGGGTGGTGATGCGACTGCGGGATCCTGCTCTACGGATGTGATGCGTGCGAGCTGGGGCTTTTGGCCGCACCAGCGTCTGCCTGCGCGGTCGAGGGGTTGGACGGTGATCACAGTGCCTCCGGGGTGCCGACCCTGATCCGGTAGTAGTCCGGGTGGGTACGCATTAGGGTTTCTTTCTCGTGGATCAGTCGCACGAGATGTCGGTCGAGTGCGAGCACGGTGGAGTTCTGGCCTTCGACCAGCATTCGGAGCTGGTCGAGTTCGGCGCGGGTGATGGCCAGCGTCTTTTCGAGTTCGGTGCAGATCGAGTACAGGCCCCACAGTGCTTCTTGAGGGCGTGGCCGTGGCTTGGGCTTGGGCACTTCCCTGATCTTGACCTTGGCGGCGCTCATGCTGCGTTCTCCTGTGCGTCGACGGCTTGGATGAGGCGGCGCGCGGCTGCGATGGCTGCTTCCTCGGTGTAGTCGATGGCGCAGACGCCTTGGACTGAGCCCATGGCGTAGCGCCAAGCGCGTGGCTCGCGTTCGATGAACGAGTACGCGCGCTGGTCGCGTGGCTTGAAGATCAGCTCGGCGTCGTTGAGCTTGAAGACCCGGGTGCGTCCGACGGATGGAATGCGGACGAGGTACATCTCAGGCTCCCTTGGCTGCGGCGTGCTTCTCGCAGATCGCCTTGGCTTCGTCGGGGCTCACGGACCAGCCGATGCACTTGGAGGGCTTGGCCTTGTCGACGGGGCGTGACCACGCTTCGTACCTGACGATGCCCATGACGATCACCTTGGCGACTGTGTAGTTCGGCGTTTCGATGTGGTACAGGCTTGCTCTGAACCACTTCACGGGTTAGGGCTTGACGTAGCCGCAGGCGATGCTGTGCCTGAGCCATCGCGGTCGTTCTGGGTTTGCGCGGCACCAGACGGCGAGCTGTTCTGCGTAGGCTTCGCGGCGATGTGCTGGTGCGTACTCGGGCGCCATGATCTGGCCGTCGATGGTCGGCATGGTTCGCTCCATCTCGCGCTCCCACTTCAGGGCTTGGCAGGTGGGCAGGAAGTCGATTGCATCGTGTGCGGCGTTCATCGGCTGATCCTTAGTGCGAGCGGGATCACTGGGCGCGTCAGGCCGGGCGCGCGTGCGACGTTGGGCAGCAGCGCGCGCGTCGTGCTCGTGTCCTGCTCGATCTCGTAGATCTCGGCGAAGCGCCGTTCGAGGAAGTGCATTTTGTCGTTCTCGCACATCGCGATGGCGTTGTAGCCGCCGAGCGCTGTCACGACGCGGTCGATCAGCTCATTGCCGAGCGGGCCCTTGCGGTAGGCGCTGCTCGATGCGTGTCGTACTGCCTTGACCCACGATTCTGTCGCGGTCGGGCGTCCTGCCTTGCGCAGATCCTCGAAGTCCTTCGGGGTCAGCATGAACGGGCAGGTGCGGATCAGGTGCTGCGCCGCGTTGCGGAACTCGCCGATGTCCCAGTCCTGCATCGCGTGCCAGAACAGTTCGAGAGCTGGCGCCGAGAGACTCTTGCCCTTGAGTTCGGCGAAGCCGATGACGACTTCGAGGAACTGGGTGCGGTCGGATGTTTGCATTAGCCGTTCTCCGTTCGCCGCATGAACTCGTCACCGGCGGTTAGGTTGGACACGAGACGGATCTCTGCCTTGGTCGCGGGGGCATCCCACGTCTGCAGGAATGGTTTGTCGGGGCCGAGGAACGTGGCGGCCTGTTTGACGAACTCGGTGCGTTCCTTGTCGGCGCCGCGGATGAAGGCGGCATAGCGCCGGGCGCCTTCGATGAACTCCTCCGGGGTATGTCCCTCGGCGATGCGGGCGTTCCCGGCTCGGATGGCTTTGGGCCATCCGGCGTCTCCGGCTCGCTTGGGGTACGTCGCCTTGAACTCGACGAGCCAGCCGGGCGTGTCGGTCTTCCGACGCGCCGAAGGAGATCCCTTCCCATCCATTCCATGATCCATTCCGGATCCGGATCCGGATCCGTCAATGAGTGCTCCTTGAGGACTCACTGAGGGCTCAGTGAGTGGTACGTGAGCACTCACTGAATATGGGGGGATTTTCGACGGCGTCGGGCGATTGATTCGCTGGTGTTTTGTGAACCCGGGGATGTCGAGATAGTCCCTTGAGTCAACGAGATACACGCGAATCAGTGAGTGCTCACGGAGTTCTCTGAACCACTCACTGAGCTGCGTGGCCGTTGCACTTCCACACGGGAAGATCTGCATACGGAGACGCGCGGGGCTGTAGTCGAGTCGCCCGTCGTCGTCGGCGAAACTGATGAGCCCGATGAACAGTAGGCGAGCACTCAGTGAGCACTCACTGAGTCGTTCGTCCGACCAGAACTCGGGTTTGATGGTGCGGATTCGTGCCAAAAGCTCCCCTCCCACCGGCCCCCCACAGTGAAGGGGTCGGTAAAACGGGGCGCGGCGCTACTCCGGCCCAAGGTGATCGCCGGGCAAGGGACTAACCCCCCGGCGGCACAATTCGATTCAGGTGCGCGTGGAGCGCACGAAATCCTTGATCGCTTCGAGCTGGCGGTCGCGGTCGACGAGCTGCTGGCGCAGCTCCTCGTTCTGGCGCTCGATGACGGACTGGAGCAATTTCAGCTCATAGCCGCATCGCCTCGCGAGCCATCGCAGTGGGATGTGGTTCTCGCACAGCTCCATCAGGGCGATCAGCTTGTCCTGAGCGAAGTGAGCCTGACGGCTCATGATTCGCGAATAGGTGGGCGCGTCGATGCCGAGCGCCGTGTAGATGTCTTTGGGATCGAGGCCGGAAGTCGCAATACACAGGACAATCGCGGCCGTCAAGTCCCGCTGCGCGTGGACGATGTCATCGCCGACTTCGGTGCGCCGCCCCCGTGGGAAGCTGCCCTGCACTCTTGTCTGCGCCCTCTCCGTGGATACACTGCCTCTCGCGCCCCCGATGATTGAATCTATTGTGTTGCGTTGCATCTCGGGCCCTTGCTGTACTCGATTTCGTGAGGAAAGATAAGCTATCCAAAGCCGATCAGCGGGCCTTGAGCCGGGCCCGCCGTGTCGAGGCCGCACGGGTCAGGCGTCTGACGCGGGCGGGAGCCGGAGGGAATGCGTGCGGGTTGAAGGCGGATCTGGGAACGCCGAAGAGCGATTCGAGCTGCAGCGCGCGGGCCGCGGGCACCAGCCCACTGGTCTTCCATTGGCTGACCGCGCTTCTCTCAATGCCCAAGACTTCCGCCAACTTTGCCGCCGATCCCCGGGATCCGGGGCGCCCGAACAAGGCCAAGGCGCGGTCAATTCCCTTCATGAAACCCCCTCACTAGGCGTGACTAGTCCGTTTCCCGGCGCGTTTAGCCGGGCTCGCCGAGCTTACGCACAGCAGAACTTACTTGCAAGCTGGCGCCACTATGGCGCCGCAACATTCGATGAGCCACGTATATGAAGCCAAATAGTAAGCGCACCAGCACCATCGGCGAGCGGATCAAGCAGGCCCGCCGCGACGCGGGCATGACCCAGTCCGATGTGGCCAAGCATCTTCACATCACCCGCAATGCGGTTACACTCTGGGAGACCGGCGAGACCGAACCCACGCGCGGACGCATTGAGGCGATGTGCGAGCTGTTCAGTTGCACCCTCGTGTGGCTGCAGACCGGGGTCGGGACTTTCGATGGAAGCCGCGTCAACGGGGCGCGCAAGGATGGCGACGATGGAAGCCTTCAGCAAATCCTCAATGAGGATGACCCGGCACGGGTCCGCGTGCCGCGTTTTGCAGGCATTCCGACCAAGCGGTTCCGCATCAAGGGCGTGCTCGTCGCGCCCGACGTTGCAATCACCTACGACTTCGTGGAGCGTGCCATGACACAGAACTCCTACTCGATGCGCGTGCACGGCGATCAGATGTCCCCCAAGTTCAACGAGGGCGACCTGATCTTCATCGAGCCGCAGAGGCCGCCGATCTCCGGCGACTTCGTGGTCGTCGGCAAGAATGCAGGCGACCTCCCCGCCCTGCGCCAGCTCATGGTGGAGGGCACGAAGCGCCTCCTGAAGACGCTGAACCCGATCTACCCGGACCGGCAGATGGATCCGGCCGAGGAGATCATGGGCGTGGTCGTCGAACGCAAGTCGAACGAGCGCTTCTACTGACCCGACCGGGGCTTCCCTCCCCCGGCTGAGCCGATTGCCTTACTGCGCATGGCGATTGCCTTGCGCTTTTCCCGCGCCATGCAGCGCGGGTGCGCGTGCGCCACGCAGCCCTGCAGCGGCACGTCATAGCCTAACCACCGCAATGCGCTGGTAAATCCATCGCCGCCGACCTTGCCGCAGATCCAGCAGCAGCGGACGGCGGGGTTCGTCTTCGGGTGTCTTTGCTTGTTCATGCGGGGATACCTGCAATCCCCGTGCCAGCCGGGTTGAGCCCCTCTTAACCGCCGATCCTGCCCACCGGGCAGGCAAAGCTGTTCTTACTTCGAGCTTGACACTCAGCAAAGTCGGGCTTACTTTTGCACTCCACCGTTCCGATTCCCGGGACGGCCCATGGAGTAGCGCCATGATCTCCGATTCCCTCCCACGAGGCCGCACCGCGGCCGTCGTGCCCCTGCCGACCCTGCACCGGGTGACGACCGTCGAGATCCTCGCGGACTCGATGACGCTGGCAGAGCTGAAGCGCGCCGTGCGCGTCCTGCCCTACTCCTACCTCTCGATCTACCCGGACGGTCGCGTCGTCGCGACGCACCGGGCCCGTCCCTATGTTTCCCATACCGAGGAGTGCACCGGCACATGAGCGCCCAAATCGAATCCCGCGAGCAGGTGGAGAATCCGTTCGCCCCTGTCGCCCGTACCGCAGCCGCCGCCAGCAATGCGATCAGCGAGGCCGCGAACCAGCGCGAGATCTCCGAGATCCAGTCGGCGATGGTGATCGCCCAGAAGTTCCCGCGCGATCCGCGCAAGTCACTCGACCGCGTCCTGATGGCGTGCGCGCGACCCACTCTCGCCAACGCCGCGACCTATAACTACAGCCGCGGCGGATCCGAGGTGACGGGCCCGAGCATCCGGCTTGCCGAGGCCCTCGCCCAGTCGTGGGGGAACCTGCAGTTCGGCGTGCGCGAACTCGATCAGCGCGAGGGCGAGAGCACGGTCGAGGCGTACGCGTGGGATCTCGAAACCAACACGCGGGCGTCGAAGGTCTTTCAGGTCCCGCACATCCGGTTCACCAAGAACGGCAGCTATCCGCTGACGGATCCGCGCGACATCTATGAGACGGTCGCGAACAGCGGCTCGCGTCGGCTCCGTGCCTGCATCCTGAACGTGATCCCGGGCGATGTGGTCGACGCTGCCGTCAAGCAGTGCGATCTCACGCTGAAGGCCACGGCGGAAGTCACGCCCGAGCGGCTGAAGAGCCTGCTCGACAAGTTCGGCGAGTTCAACGTCACGCGGGCGCAGATCGAGGCGCGCATCCAGCGCGGGCTCGATTCGATGACGCCGTCGCTGCTGATTCAGCTCGGCAAGATCTATAACTCGCTGCGCGATGGCATGAGCGCGACGTCCGACTGGTTCGGCGCGAGCGCGGCGCCGAGCGGCGGCACGGAAGCCGCGAAGCCTGAGGCGAAGCCGCTCACGGGCGCGGCGAACCTAAACGCGGCACAAGTCGTGACGCTGATGAAGGCTGCGGACAAGGAAGGCGTGCCGACCGCCGCCGTGTGCGAGAGGTTCAAGGTCGACTGTCTGGAGTCGCTGACCTTCCCGCAGCTCGCAGAGGCACTGTCCTACATCAAGCGCGCGGCAAGTGGCGGCTGAAGCGCTCGACGTAGTCGCTGCGGTCGAGGACGAATCCCTCGACGTGGAGTTCCGCGAGGACAACCACACCTATCATGTGATGGGCGTGGAAGTCCCCTCGGTCACTCGCATCCTGAAGTCGATCACCAACTTCGGCGGGATCCCCGGCCACATCTTGGAGAAGGCGCGGATCCGCGGCCAGAACGTGCACGCGGCCGTCGACCTGTACGACAGCGGCCAGCTCAACGAGGAGACGCTGCATCCCGAGATCGCCGCGTACCTCAAGGGCTACAAGAAGTTTCTGCACGAGTCCGCGGCGGTCGTCATCGCCTCCGAGCTGATCGTGCACAGCCCGACCTACAAGTTCGCGGGGCGTCTCGACAAGGTCTTCCTGCTTCGCGACAAGTACACCATCGTCGATGTGAAGGCCACTGCAGCGCTGCCAAAGACGGCGGGCGCGCAGACGGCCGCATACCGGCAAGCCTACGAGGAGTCCTCTGGTATCCGCGTGCCGAACCGGCACGTCGTACAGCTCCGTCCGAACGGCTACACGCTTTACCCGATGAAAGATGCTGCTGACTGGTCTTTGTTCCAGTCATGCCTAAACGTCTGGCACTTCAATTCCAAATTCAATCCGAGGATGCAACAGTGAACAATTCCCCCAAGCTCGAACAGCTCCAGCAAGAGATCGCGGTCATCGAAGGCGTCGCCGCGAACTACATCGTGACGACCCCCGAGCAGTACGCCGACGCGGGCGAGCAGCTCATGATCGTCAAGTCGCACCAGAAGGTGGTCGAGGAAGAGCGCACGAAGATCACCAAGCCGATGAACGATGGCTTGAAGGCCGCGAATGCGTTCTTCAAGAAGTTCAGCGAGCGCTTGGATTCGATTGAGTCCAAGTTCAAGACCGCGCTGATCGCGTACAAGACGGCCGAAGACCAGAAGCTGCGCGCCGATCAGGCTCGCGAGGAGGAGAAGGCCCGCAAGGAGCGCGAGAAGCTCGAAGCGCAGGCAGCCAAGGCCAGCGCCGCGGGCCGCGAGGAGCGCGCTGCGGAGCTGCTGCAGCGTGCCGCTGCCGTGGTCGCGCCCATCGTGATCGCCGATGCCCCGTCCAAGGTCACCGGGATCTCGATGCGCGACGCGTGGGAGTACGAGGTGATCGACCTCTCGCTCGTGCCGCGCGAGTTCATGATCCTGAACGAGAAGGCCGTCAACGCATGGGTCGGCTCGATGAAGGGCGACACGAAGATCCCCGGGATCCGCGTCTCGTGCCGCAAGGTCATGGCGGCCACCGCTCGCGCGGCGGGCTGATCCGTGTCGGCTCAGTACGACAATACCAACTCGGGGTTGCTGGCGAAGAATGATCGCCGCAACTCCGAAACCCACCCCACCCATACGGGCAGCGTGCAGATCATCTGCCCGCACTGCGCGGCGCTCGGCGCGCACTTCATCAATGCGTGGGTCAACGAGGGCAAGCCGGGCTCGCACTTCGACGGCAAGAAATACTTCTCGCTGAAGTTCAAGCCCAAGGATCAGCAGCCCTCGCGGACGCAGCCCTCGGCTGCGCCGCGTCAAGCGCCCGTCACCGCCGCACAGGCGATGCGAACCCGGGAGGAAATGGCCGAGTTCGATGACTCCATTCCGTTCGCAATCCTGCTGCCCGCGGTGATGGCGACGCTCGCCGCCGCCACTACGATGACCAACTGGATCGCGTGATGGCGCGCGCGACCGGAGACATCCTGAAACCGCTGATCGAGATTGATCGCGAGAGCGGCTGTTGGCTCTGGCTCGGGAAGATTAACGCCGGAACAGGCTATGGCCAGAAGCAATTCGACGGCCGAACAGTGCTAGCCCATCGCTGGGTTCTGCAGTGGTTCAAGGGATGGATCCCGGCCGAGGCGGTCGTCGATCACTTGTGCAGAAATCGGCGCTGCGTCAATCCAGACCATCTGGAAGTCACGACGCATACGGAGAACTGCCGACGCGGGCGCGCGACCCGATTGACGCCTGAGCAAGTTCTCGACATACGCAAGCGGCTATCCACTGCGCGATGGGGCGACCGCATCAAGATCGCGGCTGACTTCGGCATAAGCCTTGCGGCTGTCTCCGACATCAAACACGGCCGGGCATGGGCCGACATTCAACTTGGCGGGACTTCGCAGCCGCCCACCTGAAAGGAACTTCAGTCGTGACCACAGAAAAAAAAGATCCTGTCGATTTGGTGGAGGAGTCGGTCGGAACGTC